GTGTATCAGCATTTAGATTGGCTACTTCATCTAATGACTTATAGAAGTTGACTAATATTTTACCTACGCCATCAAACTTTCCGCCTGCTTCTTCTAGACTTAATGCAAGACCTCTGACGAATCCTGCTGATACGCCAAACGCAGCACCAAGATCGACCATCTCATCTGCGGTCTTAATAGCCGTGACGCCAATAAATCCAAGTGCGGCTCCTACTATATTTCTTACTTTTTCAGCACCTTTACCTAATTCGTCTAAACCATCTTTGGCAACCTTAGCCTGTTTTTCTAAATCTTCAAGATTATCTGTGGCTTTCTGAGTAGATTTGGCAAGATCATCGACCTTATTCTGTCCACTGACATCGATCTGTATTTTATATTGGTCTATCGTTGCCATTATATTCTAACTCCCAATTTCTTATAGACATAATCACGCACACTTTCTAATGTAGGTTTAGTCATGCCTTTTGGTGCTTGTGTGCTACCACGCATACCTCTATTAGTCATATGGCGTCCTTTATCCAATACTTCAGCGTATGGATAATTCGCTTGTATCTCGTTGCCTTGCAATACTGTTTTGCGTCTAGCATTGCCTGATCGCACAGGAGTGTTTTTCACGAATTCTGTGTGCGCGAATTTGGTTATAGATTTTTCATCTAATGTGTCTAACACTTTGTTTAGGCGATCAACTATATTGCTCATTATTTTTGTTTACCTTTTTTCAATATAGTTTGCAACTGATCTTGGTTCAAGTTATATAACTTAGGATCTACAGGGCCACCTTTTGTTTTATTCTTTGCCATTTGATAATTGTCATAGGCAGCAAGGACATCGGTAATCATGAAGTCGTATGTAGTAGCATGTGCTTCCACTTGATGTGGAAGCATACCATACTTCTCAGCCATACGACCTATCGTGATCATTTTTGCGCTTCCCCAACTGTTTGGGTCGATGCCTTGCTCTGTGGTTTTCCCAAGATTTCTCCAATCTTGTTGATAGCCGCAGCAGCGATGTCGATAGGTAGATCCTCATCTTCAGCAAGTGCTTGCTTGCCGTTCTTGTCCAAGATCATAGACTTCATCATCTTGTCTAGATTTGCGAACTCGTTATTGCTTCGTGCATTGAAAAAGTCAAAGTATGTTGACATGCGCACGATATTGTATGTGTAGAATGTGATAGGTTCGCCATAACGCTCGACTAACTCTTCACCGTCAAGTATGACTTCTATCAATTCGGGTTTACTTGCGTAATCTTTAATATTCATTTGTTATCTCCTTATTAAATTGTTAGTTACCTGAATATTTATCGTAATGCTCTTCCAAAAGTTGATTGAGCAATGCGATGCGAAATGCCTGTTTGGCTTTCATCTGTCTGATTGTCTGCTCCATGTTGTTAAGCATGGGCAATAATTTTGCCTCGTCGGCTATAAGACTTCTTAGTTTTTCTTCCTCAGTCTTTAGGAAGGGATTATTATTGCTATTCATTTGTTCACCTAAGAAAAAAGGAGAATAGATTGCTCTATTCTCCTTTATAATCAACCGCCTGAATCCATATCACCGCTAACTGCAATAGTTAGTGGGGATACCCATACGGGGCTGTCAGGTGATACAGTGGGGGCTACACCGCTGATATAGCCTTTTCCTGCGTACCAATATATGCCTGAAGGCGTATTAGCCTGTACAGTACCACCATTCATTTGTACTCTGAATGCTACTTCTGTACGGCCTTGACTTAAACCTGATAATCCAGCATAATCTGCTGAGGCAGTATTTGCTGAACTGTTACCAAAAAATACTGTTGGTTCAATCACGATATTAGTACTGATCTCATTGTCGCTAGGTGTAGTAACTTTGTTTACACTTGCTGAACAGAAATCTGTCCAACTAAAGATACCAGTATTATTAGTAATAGTGATATCTTGTAAGCAAGTTACATTAAGCAATTCACCAGAGCCAGAATCTGCTGACAAATTGCCATTAGCATCTGGCCAAGTATTTCCTACTGCACCATTACCAAGTTGAGTTGATAATATTAGTATAGGGAAAGTACCTGTCTCGTTTACTGTAATGTATGCCATTTTATTGTCTCCTTAAGTTAGTGGCGTCAATCATTAAAATTCAAGCGTTTTAAATTGAATACATAGGTACGTTTTTCACTACGATTGCCTATCACAACATTTTGCGTGAAAGTCACTTCAAAGTAACCATCAAAAAATGCTGCGTCAGCACTCATATCTTGTATGCGCTTTTCAATAAAGATCCATTTAGGATCATCTTGAACACTTACAAATAAGATATTGAACTGATCGGTCATAGTATAGATACTTCCACATCTAGTGACGCCCAATTGATTTACTTCTCTACTGATCGTAGAAACATCATCAACATAGACACCATATGGCACTATATCATCAGCCGCAGGATATATCCCTGATACTTCAACGATAGGTACAAGTGTATCTGTAACTACTTTGAGGTAATCAATGACATTCTGCTTGACGATTAGTGGCACATTACTCATTAGAAGTATCTCCTATCACCATTGAAATAATCTACGTCTGCTGTCCAATTCTCTTCTAACTTCGTTGTAGGTCCGTTAGGAGCATCTTGGTTCAAGTCATAGAAATTCATTAATTGGAGCGCCTTCTCCCATTCAAAAGTATATCTACGCAATGCGTGATCATAGTTGGCTCTGTCAACATCATTGACGTTGCTTACATCTGATACGATTGATTCGTAGAATATCTTTACTGCCATGAATGTATCAAGGCGTATCAATGTCTGATCACTTTTGATGAGCAGACTTGGATTGAATGAAGATATCAATGCACCATCAGGCAAATTAGTGTAATATGTAGCCCCTAACACCGTATCGCAATACTTGTTCCACCATCCAAACTCAAGTTGATAAAGGATCTCTTGACTACCTACTTTGAAGTAGTCATCCCAATTAACCTGCATCTGTGCGGCGCGCCTTTCGGCAGCAGGATCATAGAATATGATATCTGATACTGTCGCATTGCTAACTCGTTGATAGGGGACTGACATAATTTACGTTCCTATAATTAATTCAATTAGGCTTGCCAAATATTGATCGCACCGCCTCTACGCTTGTCGGCTACACCGGCACCCATGTAAGCGAGACCAGTCAACCACATCTGTAGTCCACCTGGCTTCTCACCCATCTTGATCTGTAGACCTTCTTTAAGTACTGTGAAGATCGCAGTCTCGTGGAAGTAACCACCAACAAGTACAGGACTTCCTGTTTGTTGTCCAAGTAATGGACGACTTGCGGCTGACAAGAATGTAGTGAAGATTACTGCGCAACCATAAACGCTTTCGATGCGTCCAGTTGACAACAATTCGTTACCAAGTGCAGATAGGTTTGATCCACCTGACTGTGATACAGCACCACCTGTCAATTCAGCAAGCATACGATTCAATGAAGAACCATCTTGTCCTGCTGGAGTTGCAGATACAGTTGCGGCGTCACCATTGCTATCCAATACGATGATTGGAGTGCCTGGCAAGCGAGCAACTTTGTAGTTCTGCTTAACATTGCGTACTAATTGTAATACGCTGTTTGATGTGAAGCCATCAGTCCAACCTGCAGTATTAGCAGGAAGACCAGCAGCCAACAATTCCATAGCGCCTAGTTCTGTTGGACGTGCGAAACCGTCAGCAGGAGTTGGGCTATAGTTAGTGTTGCCTGGTGTTGATTTGAATGATAAGAAAGCCTGACATACACGAATGTCAACCTTTTCACCATATGATTCACCAAGTTCAGCACCTAATGTTGCGGCTAATTCGAATGATGTAGTCCATGCGTAGAATACGTCAAACGCTGTAGCGGCAACTGCTGGAGTTGCTGTGATGCTTCCCTGACCAAGAGCAGGATTCTGCTCGACGGCTAGAGGAGGTGAACCGAAACCATCACCACCGGCAGATCCGGCTGGGTTATAGTCTTGGTATGTGATAGGTGCGAAATTAGGCACCAAATATTGGTTACCCTGATTAGGGGCAACGACCTGTGTGAACTCTACGAGTCCTGTGCTTTCATGCATTGCACGAAGCGCGAAGTTTGCGATCGCAGTAGTGAAACCAAATGCTTCACCTTGCTGACCACCTAGTACATATGCCATTTTAGTATCTCCTTAGTTGGCTTAAACGATTTTTGTACTTGTGCCTGATACAGATGCACTAACGCTAGCACCTTTAAGACCAATACGCTTGCCTAAGCCCATCTTGCTTGCCCATGCATTGAAAGCAGCAGGATCTTTGCTATAGTCAGGTATTTGATCAGGAGGTGCACCAGCGAAATTGCTTTGACCTGGGCGCAGTCCAGAGCCACTTGATGGACTACCTTGCTTAAGTAACTTAGGGTTACCTTGAGCAACTTCATCAATCAAGCCTCTCAAATTTAATGGATTACCGTCCATGCCATATCGTTCTTGTCCCTTTGAATTAACAATGGCAAATGAGCCATCACGCTTGAATTGTAGATTACTTTTGATCTTTTGCAATGCATAGTCTTGTAAATCATTATCGAATCTATCACCCATATGGCGTAATATCTCAGTGTCTAGTTCCTTCATGCGTAATGCACGTTCTTTCTGTGCAAGATCACGCTGTAGTTTCATGAACTGATCGCGTAGGTCGGTGTTGTCATTACCTGCGTCACGCCCCATGCGTGATTCTATTGCTGGCTCTGACTCCATTGGCTGTGCGTTGCCACCGGTACGTTGACTTGAAGTACGTGCCACATATGCTAATGCTGCTTCTACGCTTTCGAATTGTTGACCGCTGGCTTGACTCAATGCAGTCAATATCGAATTGGTAGTGCTTTTGCGAATAGCACCTGGGTTTACTTTTCCATCACCGGCATCATTTGTGACCTGTTCTGCATCAGGGGCTGTGGCGTTGCCATCGAATTGATTTTCTAACATTATTTTTTCCTTTTAGTTATAACGTAACAAACGTATATTATTAATTATCTTCCTGTATTAACACCAGTTAATTGTGTTGCAATTGCCTGGTTAGTATAATAACTCTGTCCTGTGTAAGTGACTGGTGTACCGATACCTTCATCATTGTATGCTAATCCATCATCACCTGCACTATCAT